ACTGCATCAATTCCTCTTTGAGTAGATAAGAAAGCAGCAACCAAAGAACCCAAAGCAATAACAATAGCACCTATCCCTGTTGCGATTAGTGCCAGTCTAAAACCTTTTAAGCTTTTACTCGTTGTGTTTGTTGCTACTGCATTAGCTTTTTGTGCTGTGGTTACCTTTCCAAGTGCTCCTTGAATCGCACCCAATGAACGCTGAACAGCCATAATTTGACCACCAAAGCCACCCATAATCGGCAAAACGTCATTCATCGCTTCACCATAGTTACCAACATTTCTTTGAGTTCTTCCAGTTTCCTTTTCTAATTGCTTTAAAGATTTAACTTGATTATCAATACTTTTCTTTAATGCTATACCCTCTTTAGAATTTTGTCTACTGGCTTTTGTAAGCCTATCATATTCAAAAGTATCTCTTGCAAGTGCTGCTCTTAACTGAACTAAAGAACCCTTGTTTAATTGTTGTGCTTTGGTGTTGTTTATTAACTGCCTTTCGTTTTCTCTATAAACCGCTTTATTTGCTTTTATAGCAGCATTATTTTCAACTTGTTGAGCTTTTACCTCTTTCAGTTGTTGCGTGTATTGGGTTCTTGTTATATTACCCTCTTTAACAGCCTTTGCTAAATCCTTTTCAGTTTGATTTAATGCTTTCTTTTGTGCTGCAAGTTTATCAATTTCAGTTTGTAATTTAACAAGCTTGTTAGTTTCCTTTTCTGCACCATCAAGGGAAACTTTTAATATAATTTCGTTATCAGCCATATCTATATTTTAAACATTATTTGTAAATCATTATCCAAGCAATTAACAATAGCACCGTTAACAGTACAAAGTATTGGTTCTGGTTCTGGAATGTTATCTGTAATTATGTCAACATTACCGCTACCACCTTGCACTTCTGAGGGTCTATAATCTTTGAACTTCACTAAGGTAACATTTGTTAAGCCTTCTTTTGTTACATTGAAGTTTTTAATGCTGTCAGTAATGTAGTGACCTGAAAGTTCTGCTGGTTCACTGATAAAATAAACCTTTCTTAAATCCCATGAAATAAAGTCATACAATGTAAGATTTAAACTTATTCCAAGTACGGCAGTGTCTTCAATGTTTGCTAGTGTCTTTCTGTAATAATCCCAAACTAAACCGTTTTCACCTACAAAAGTTAACTTTCTATCTTCTACAGTCGGTGTGTTATCGAAGTTTTCCATTATTCCAACAGTGACAATTTCAGGACTTGCACTTCTCCTTTCGTTGTTTGCTGAATCATATTGTTTACCCCTAACCAATTGGAAAACCCTTGTGCCGTAATTGTCATTAACTGGCTTTCCTTCGTTATCCTTTGCAAGTGCCTCCTCTTTAATTATAGAGGTCATTATTTCACTATTATCAAGTTTGCCTTGAATCGTTGCACTGATTAAAGTTGTGGTTAATGTACTTTGACCTTTTTCAAAACGTTCATTATTTTGCAGTGAGTAAGTATATTTCCCGTAATCCCTATCATTGGTTTTATTCCACTGCTCTAAATACTTATCATTTGAATCGGTTTTGTATTTAAAAACCATTTCATTCTTATAGTCAGTTAAATAGTTTAATGTTGGGCTATTATTGAAGTCTATCTTTTCAGTAATATCAACTAACTCATTTTTAAAGAAATCGTCACGGGGTTCAATAGTTACAACCCTCCTATCTGGGTCAGCTTCAAAGTAAAGATTAAACATTGTTTTAAAGTCCTGTAACAACGTCAAACACTTTATTCCTTTTGGTATGTGTGAATTTATTCTAAAGATGTCTCCGAGCTCTAAATTAGCCTTTAAAGTGATATCTAATTGACTATCGTTGTTTATTCTAGCCCTCCAATTATTCCAAGAGTAAGGTTGACCGCTATCATCTAAGGCATCATCCTTAAAGGCAATAAAAACACTGATTTTATCACCAGCTACCAAATTCAAAGAATTTACATTTAAGCTATCATAAGTTTGAGCCTGTGGAAGCGTTGTATAAATTGGTGTGCCATCAATAGCAATATCAGAAGTATTATTCTTAACAACCACCCAACTAAATGAAGGAGCAGTGATCAATAGCTGTTGTTGATTAATGTTAAACAGCTCCCAATCTAGAATATTTGTATCATAATAAGCAAATTCAAAGTTGAAATTGAATGATAAATTATAGACTCCTGAAATTCCTACAGTATATTCAGAAGTCAATTCATCAAACCTATTTGAATCGTCTTTGATAATGTCATTTATTAATGTTGGGAATCTGTAAATGTTTCTAATACTTGGCGCTGCTGGTGTTGCTCCAATGTTTAACAGCCCGTAATTTTGCCCAGTCCATGAACTTGGGGGTGTTGCCGTTGGTGGTAGTGCCTCAACTTTTTGAGTAAGTGCATAGCTTAATAATTCTGCCTCATCCCTTTTCATTTGAAAAGCTGGATCAATAGAAAGCCCTAAATGTGTATAAGAATGGCTGTATAAATCCTCATAAGTAACAGCAGCACCGCCTTTTATCCAATCGCTTTCAATAAAATCACTGTCAATTGTGTAACCTATTTTTTCAAACATTGAAATGATGATTGACCTTAAATGAAGTTGAGGTCTAAAGCTTTTTACGTCGCTACTGTTGTTCCTGTTTATGTAAGGGTAAATAATATCAAAGTTTTCAGAATTTTGAGCGTTTAATTCGTCAATTCTCAACCCTGTAAAGCTTTCTGTTGCTTCTTCTGTTCTTAGCCCTGTAATATGATCACGCCAATTCAATTGATTAAGTTCAACATCTCGCAACCTCTCCACCCAATCATTATTAAGCCCCTTGAAGTTTAGTTTGTATTCTCCTTCTGTATCACTTGCAAAAGCGTATAGAAACCCCCTATCAACTTGATTTCCGTCTACCATTATAGCACAAGGCTTTTTTCCTAACACTTCCTTAGTATGTGAAGCGAATCTAAGCCCAGCTAAAAGCCTGTTATTGTTCTTTGTTTGTGGTGCTTCAAAATCTAAACTAAAAGAAGTGTTTCGCCTTCCTAAATCGTTAATTGATGCAATTGATTTAGTTAGCTTCAAAGCAAAATCATCACTATCAGTTAGTTCTAATTCTCCTAACTGATTACCAGCCAAATCAAGTATAAATAGTTGCAATTCTCTCATTATTTCAAACCTTTTCTTCTGTTAGCTAATCTGAATTTAACTCTAAACAATGTACTTGGAGCAAACTTATCTTCTAAAGTACTTTCTTCTGTTTCAATTACTATAGGAAAGTATTTAGGTTGTTGCAATGTAGTTACAACCGTTTCATTTTCATAAGTGCAAACTCCACCAGTTGCCAAAAGCCCCCAAGCTCCTGAATCTTCTACTATTGAAATATCTGAACCATCGTTATATTTAGTTTCTTTCAAATCTTCTAAAATCCAAACTTGAGTGCCAATAACAACACCATCATAAAAATAACCGTTGTTACCTTTGTAAGCTCCTTCCAATACTTGCCCGTTTGTTTCGCTTCCTGTTGCTGGTCTTACAAGTCTTATACTGTTACCATTTTTGTTGTCTAGTAACGAAAAAACTAAATCAGCATCAAAACCGCCTAAGCTAACTGAATTGTTTACATCCACATCAGAAGCCCAACAAGACCAAGAAAAACCAGTTCCAATAAACAAACCAGCATCAGTCCTATTCCCATTAGGTAGGGCAGTAAAACCACTTTCATTAGTTGCGCCTGTATTTGGTGCAGACCAATTTTCAAAACCTGCCTCTTTCATTTTTCCACCGCTTACAAGATCACCACCTAAAAAAGTTGATAGTGTTTGAAATTCTGAAACCGTAGGAACTACCCATCCAGATAAATTATTGTTCACAATTCCACCGCTTACCCTTCCATCACCTTCAACACCGTTGTTAATTGTGAAGAAGTTGTATAGGTATTTACTACCATCACCATATAAACCCTCTATTTGTATCGCTGCCCTTCTATTAATCAACATCTTTGAAAGCCATTGGACGCTTTTTTCTGGCATTCTGTCGCTAAAAATGTCGTATTGGTAGTTATAACTTGAATTGTAAACTAAATCGCCCACATCAGTTGAACTAGGGTTTACAGGTCTTACTTTTCTATAAGTACTATCTTGATACTTGCCCACTCTTGTAATATTTCCAGCCAAAGTATAAGAATCTTGTGCTCCAAGTTCATTGTACCAGCTTAAAGTAATTGTTTTTTCACAGTCTTTTCTAAGTTTGTACGCTCTTGTTTCACTTCTTACTGTGAAAGGTGATGCAATATCACGAATGTAAATTCTAACCTCATCATAACCATCAGCAGAATTAAAATCAAACCTATAAACAGCAATGTCATAATTACCATCAGCTAAATAAGTTAAATCTATTCCTCTTTGTGGTACGTTTACATCTTCAGTCGTTGCTAACACTAAAACGTTATTCAAATAAGTTTCAATTACCCATTCTTGCTTAGGTGTTGTACCAGTATAAGAAGAAGTAAGGCAGCTAATATGCAAACTTGTGTTATCTCCAATCGGTAAAGGATTAGGTGCAGAAGTCAAAAGCTTACTGTTTAGGCTTCCACTATCCCCACAATCATAATCAGTTAAATCAAAGTCCTCTATTTCGAAAGTGTCCTGTGTCATGTTATAGGTCACTGAACCCGTTCTAAATGATGCACCTTGCACAATGTTATCAAATACTTCATTAAACCCTAGCCCAAAGATTACGTTGTCAATCACAGAAGTATTAACCCCTTCTAATGGTTGAAACTGAAAATCAAAGTAATCTTTCATAATTGAATTAACCTCAAATGTAAAAGTATCAGTTGTTCCGAAGTCTGGCAAATGCTCTAATACGTGAGCTTCTTCAAGTCCTAACGGGTCGAAAATTATAGCCATACGAACAGAAGTTGTCAATGGATCATCACTAACAGCCTGAAAAGTTAGTTTTTCGGTGCTTATTTGGTTTCCTATTTGTGTTATTGTTAATGCCATTTCTTAAATCGTTTCAAATGTTGTTCTGTTCTTGCTTATTGTTTCTCTGATCAATACACTAACTTCTTTAGTGAACACATCAGCAACCATCTTAAATATAGTTTTTGCGTTTTCATCAAGCATAACCTTTATAAATTCGTCTCTTTTACCGCTTTTACTATACTGTAAGCTGCCCCTTGTTGGGCTTCCTTCGTCGTATATTTTCCTTCTTATAGCAAATGCAGCACTTTTAATCTCTTTTTCTCCTGTTGCTATTCCTTTCTGTTCTACCCATTCAGCAAGTGCATAAGGATTTACCCATTTACCCTTATTAATCCCCTGATCAACAAACTTAGCATAATCCTTACCCGTTATTGTAATATCAAACCCTCCACCGCTTTCAGTAACAGAATATTTCATTGTGTCTTGAAGTTGACCAGTTGCCCGATGCCCCTGTTCATCCAACACCTTCACAAGCTGATCAACAATGTATTGTCCTACTATGTCAAGCCCTGATTTTATCATACTGGTAATGGTGTACACTCACTTCTTATTGTTGCTGTAAATGGGATGAATACCTGTACCAATTTAGGGTTATGAACATCTAAACCAAAGAAGCCTTTGCCCCACTTTATTCTTTCTGTTGGTGCTAAATCTGTTCTTCTGTTAATTTCACCTAATATTTGAAGTGCTAATTCATTTAATTCGCTTTGCTTCACATAAGCCTCTTTAATTTGTCTTTCACCTTGCCAGAATGTGTCATAAAAAAACAACTTACCGCTAAAGGTTTGAAGCCCTGTTCTATTGTTTGACTGTGTGCTCATTATCTCAAAGTCTGGTGATCTTTCAAACAACATTGAAGGATAAGTATTTGCAGCAGCCCCGTTATTATACCAAACAGCATCGTAATGAAAGGATAAAGAATTGCCACTTAAAGGAACATAAGCCCCAGCAGCATCTTTAAATATGTTTACTAAATCTTCGTATGTCATTGTGCTAAACTTAAGTTAAAAATCTTTAAAACGTCAAACGCTCTCTTTTCCATTACTGATTCTAAAGGTGTTATGTTGTAAGTATTGAAAACTCCTTTTTCCGCAACTTTGATAGCAACCAACTCCCAAAAGTGGTTTTTGAGAGTAATACTCTTAGCTGTTGTTGAGTTGATAGCCGTTGCACTTGCGCTGGTGGGTTCTCGGTCATAGATAAGTGGAAATAGTCT